AACGCTTGCTCTAACTCTTCCCCTGTTTGTAGTTGGTCTAAAGAATCAATAGAGTTTTGAAGTGCGTACAATTCCTGAACAGCAACTTGACCCAACGCACCGCCAGTAGGAGAAGCATCGCGCATCTGTTGTAACCTATCAAAACCAATGTTACCTTTAATAACATCTAGTTTGTTTTTCAACGCACGGGCTTTTGTTTCTGGTAGGTCTTTTAATATTAAAGCTTTCCAACCCACCGTATCTTTACTGATTAACCCAACAGCCGTATCAATTCTGTCAGTTATCATTTTAACATGTGATGCACCTGTGAGTTGTTTCAAACGAGCCTTGGTGACAGCCTCCGCTTGTTTTCTTCGTTCTCCCTCTGCTTTGAATTTCTCTCTATCTAGTTCTACTTGAGCTTGTTGGACAGCAACAGCATTAATATCTGCTTTATTTTTAGTTTGCTCTGCTTTTAATTTAGCTTCATTCCACGACTTCATTTTATTTTTAAACTCATCCGATTCAGGGTCGTAACCAGCTTCTTGTAATGATTTAGCATAATCACTTGGCGTATAATCTTTAGGCGGCTTAATGTAAGCACGGAAAGAAGCATCGTCTGCGGCAATAGCTGATATTTCAGAATCTTCTAACTCAGGAAATCTTTTAGTTAGTGTGGCAGTTCTGGATGTAATTTTAGCCGTTTTTGCAGCAGCATCCGCCGCATCTTTGGCTGTCTTAGCCTTAGTACCTTCAATTGCTGCTTTCTTTTCCTGCATCGTTAAATCGCGTACCTCATAAACGTCTGCTTGCTCCGCTGCTTTTTGGGCGGCTTTGTGCATTCCTAAAGAAGACAATTGAGAAGAAGCAGCACGTAGACGTTTAATAGGATCAGTTTCACCTTTTGTCTCATCCATCACTTTTTTAATCGCTAGAGCCTCTTGCTCACCAGCCACTTTACCGCCTAACAAACGACCACCACCGTAGCCCATCATGGCTCCAGCATTAGCGCCTACCGAGGTAAGTTGCTGTAACAACCCTTGCTGACCCATCTGAGCAGGAGAAACCATCAACCCAGACAAGTAATCCTGTTGTAGTTGTTGTGGGTTTTGCATTCCAAATAACCCTGATATTGTATTTGCCATCTTATATCCTTATTAACTGAACAAGCCACTGAAGCCACCGACAGCACCTTGTTGTGCTCTCATAGATGCAATCTCACCCGCAAGTCGGCTATTAGCAGCACCTTGCCCACCAGCTAACAACGCCTGAGCCTGTTGACCGCCTGATGTTTGTTGACCTGCGCCAATGTCAGCACCAATTGTAAGTGGACGGAATCCTAACTCTTCAACACCAAAACCACTCTGCATCAAACCAGTACCACGAGAGATGTTCCTGTCAATGTCTGCCTGTGCAAGTTGCATAGACTGGGCAGCTAGTTGTTGGTCTTGTTGTGAACGAGCCAATTGCTGTTGGTATTGCTGTGGGTTAACATACCCTGTACCAGCGCCAGCACCCATAGCCGCGCCTGATAAGCCTAGACCAATACGCCCCTGTTGAAGCTGTCGGTTGCGTAGGGCAATGTCCTCAGCCTCTCTACCACCAGACATCAAACCTTGTTGTTGGTTGTAGTATTGCTGTGCCGCTGCTGTAGGGTCTGTTTGAATCTGCCCTAAGAACTCAGCACCCGTCCCGTATAGTTGATTACGGAAGCTAGTTAATACAGGGTCTAACTCGTAGCCAGCTTGTTGTGTCTCCGGGTTAAAGTAACTTGACCCAAAACCAGTTGAAACAGAGTAGGGTTTAAACTTAGCAGCTTCAGAAGCAGCCAGACCAGCTTGCGCTTGTTGTGCCGCCGCCCTGTTAGCCGCGTCTTCCGCTTGGTTAGCTGTTTGATACCCTGTGTAAAGACTGTAAACCCCTTTAGCAACTTCTGCTGGGTTGTCTGTAACGTAATCAATACCAGCTTGAAGTGCATCATCATACCATGCCATAATAATTCCTTAGTAAGTTCCACCATTGATAGCCGCCCCGTCAAGGGTAGGGATAACAACAGTTCCTGTAAATGTTGGGTTTGCGAGATCAGCCTTCGTAGCTGAACTAGCCTCAATAGCATCAAACTCATCATCTATCTCTGAGCCTCTAACAATCTTTTCTGCATTGCCAGATGGTAATGTATCTTTAGCGGTAAAATCTGTTTCTTTTACATAGTTTGTCATTAGTTTATCCTTCCCGTTTTAACAAAAACATCTAATTTTTGTACACTTAGTTCTTGACCGTTTACGTTAGCTTCAAAACCAATCTGAACAACCTCACCACTACCTTGACCCGGTGTGCTAACTTTGTCAATTAAAACACCAGCTACATACTCAGCAAGGCCATATTCAGCAATTCCGTATTCGTAAGCTTGTCCTGCGTTGATCTCAAAGGGGTAAGAGAACGAAGCACCATAATAATCAAAACCAGCCTTTACAATAAAGATTTGACCACTACCACCGATAACCATTACGTTAACACGTTTGAGCATCTTCTTAACAGTAGGCTGACCCATGTCAAGGTAGCTAGAAAAGAAACGCATACGATACTTATTACCGTTATCTTGGTAACCACCGTAAACACCGATACCGTTTGGTTTACCTAAGAAAACTTCTCTATCTCTTGTCCTAAGCATTGCCGTTATCTTGTGTTTATTCCAAGAAGTAACACGGGCTGCTCCATCTTCTAACGCTTGTCTCATGTCTAAACAATAAACGAGAGACTGAGAAGGGAATGATATTAAATAGAAAGCATTGTTCTCAGAGTAAATGCTCTTGACCTTGTTTAACCCACTGTTAACAGTAATTTCAGTGTTAACCACCGATAAGAAATCATCCCTTACATTCTTAGTAAGGTCACGCATTGGTAAAGACTTCTCTTGAATCAAACGACCCAAAGAACGAATACCTGTGTCAGATAGAAAGATTAAATCCCCACCTGTGCTTTGTACACTGTCACGAGCAATACAACCCACGCCATCAATAATATCGTTAAGTTGGAAATTACCAAGAGGATCATTAGCTCCAGAGTAAATAACAATGTTACGCTCACAGAAGATAATTAGAAAGTCATTGTGGGCAGTTAAGGCAACAATTGTATCTACGTTCTTAGGTAACACAGATGCTATGTTAAGAGTCCCACTGGTTCCTCCTGAGAAGGCAGGGAAAGCTGAATCAGCAATATCCGTAGACCAGTAGATAGTTTCACCGTCATGCACCCAGAAACGACCGTAGGCGGCTATTCCATCTCTAGGGTAGCTAGTACCAAAGGAAGGCGTATAAGGCCCACCATGAGCCGTATGAGAGCTTTCAGGGTGTAACACAGGGCTACCACTCTCTCTTGTAAATATAAGAGGCTCTTGATCCTGCTGAACCAACAACGAGTGGTCATTTAGGTTAGAAGCCTTCCAGTTATTATTGTTAATAGTATATAAGGAAGGTGTAATATCTGTTAAGGTAAAATCATCCTCCTGTAACAAAACCTTGTTGTTACCTGAGACTAAGATGTCAACAGTGTTATCCGCATTAACATGCTCAAAGATGCCTTCTACAACTTGACCGGACAACTCATCTGCACCATCTACAGTTTGCATTGTCCAGCCCTTACGAGCACCCATACGACCATATTGGTCAATGATGCAGTTATCGGCTGTGAGGGCATAGTTGGATGAAAGGGTAACACTGCTCTCTTGTGTATTTAACCCAAAGAAGCCGGGTGCGACAATAGAGGTAGGTGTTAATTGTTTCATACGCTATACCAAATAGTGTCCTCTGGGTGACGAGCCGCATCCATTGCAATCTCATCTGCCAATGCCGACTGAGCAGCAGCATAAGCGTTCATGCTTTGTTGTCCACCATCCTCGCCTCGCTCTTCAATTGCCATCGCAGTGGCTAACAGAAAGATAGGACGAGGTGGAATCATCACTGTATCAGTGTCGTTAACCAACTCTCCGTTACGTAAGGTGACGTTAAACCGTAAGTCATATACACCATCAGGAATTGGGAAGAGGTCTACCTGAGTGTTTCTAGCCACACTCACGCCATTGAAATTATAGTTTGTAGGACTTCCTTTTGCAGGATTTGCGCCTAAAAACTGTTGGTCAAACCAGTATCCAGTACGATATTCCATTTCAAAGTCTTTAGTGTCATTCCAAACATCTAAGACTTTAAAGTTATTCTGTGAACCCAACAACTCGTAGTTAAATATATCAGCCTCTGTTGTAAGCGTCAAAGTAGAACGCAAGGCACTCCAATCCCACGCTACCTCTACCTGAGACTTAGCTTCGTTAATGTAGTCGCCAATAAGTCTAGGGTACACATTTACGTTCCCTGTACCTTGAACAGTATTTGCTTCACTTTCTCGAAGCCGTCGTAAGACTTTGTTGACAAGTTCTAAATATGTCATTTGTTTCTTCCTTTGTTGCTATTATACCACAGATTTCTCAATTTGTCAAGCTTATTCACCATCAAATGCTACAGTTTGTGCTTCTTTATATAGGTCAAACGTGATGATACAACTTTGAGTTGCACCATCTTGTGGTTGAATAACAAAAGAATCCCCTTGTTGCATCACAATAGACCCATTACTAAACTGTAAAAAACTATGAGAAGCCATTGGGTACAAGTCAATAATCTTAATCTTGTGGTTAATGTCGTGAGCGTGTTGCCAATAAGCCGTGGTAGTCTTGTTGTTAGCATCAAGGTTAGAGATGAATAACAAATCCACCTCTGCCTTATACCCCTGTGGGACTACAAAGATTGTATTGGCGAC